TGAACTAGAGTACGACCCGAATGTTACTGTAGATCCAGAACCAGAGGTAGAAGAATAGCATGGCAACTTTAAACAATAGAGTTCTAGACAATGGACTAACTGTCTTAGACACAGAAGCTAATCGTATTGACCTGACATCTCAAGAAGCTACAAGTTATGCAGAGGCTTCCTCTACTTATACTTTAGGTAATTCTACGAGTCTTTCTATTGCTTCACCTACAGACCGATCTGGTGGTGGACGTGAAGTAGTAATAGCCGCAATATCAGATGGTTCAATAACTGGTAATGGTACAGCAACTCACTATGCAGTTGTTGATACAACTAACTCCCGTCTACTTGCAACAGGTTCTCTTACTGCAAGCCAAGTTGTTTCGTCTGGTAATACTTTTTCACTAGGGTCATTTACTATCGGTATACCTGATCCTGCATAATAGAGGTCATTAAGCATGACAAGCAGGATTCTACAGGAAAATAGCAGTTTAATACTCACTCAAGCTAGTGAGCCTATTATTAATGAGAACTACATAGGTGCAAACAGCTTTGTTGTTGTTGCCCCTATAGTTCAAACTACTGCAATAACACAAGTACATGTTAATAATGTAATAGACATTACAACAGGTCAACCTATAGTCTCTATTTCCGCTGTAGGTCAAAATCATTTACTAACTACAAGTAATACTGATACAGGTTCTCCTATAGTATCTAATGTTACAGCAATAGAGGATGAGGTAAGTACAGCATCTCCTATTGTTACTGGAAACCCAGTAGTAAACTCGACATCTATAACTCAGTCTAACTCATTTTCCGCTGGTGGTATCTTAACAGGTAGACCAGATGTAGAAGATGCCGCAGATCCTAACGAACAATATGAACAGGTGGTACAGCAGATGTTTGGTGGTTGGCCTAAAAGAATATATGATCATACTGATCTAGCTGTATCTAGAGGTCACTCTCAAGGATATAGATCTTTATACAAGTTTGGATATAACCCAGACGTAGATACTACAGAAGAAACAGTTTGGGGTAATGCTGGTGACTACATATGGTTAGACAATGCAGTTACTATGTTTGTAAGTAGTACAAGCGCAAATGATAGTGGTACTGGCATAGGAGCTAGAACTATTCTCATACAAGGTCTAGATGAAGACTACAATGAAATAGAAGAGACTATAACTCTCAACGGACAGACACAAGTAGCTACTCAGTTGTCGTATTTGAGAGTATACAGATCTTTTGTTACACTTGCAGGTTCTAACGAAGGAACTAGCGGTGTTATATACATAGGTTCTTCTGGTGCTACAGGCGGAGTTCCTAACTCTTCAGTTTATGCTAGTATAAGCATAGGTAATCAGACACAGATAGCCGCATATACAGTACCTGCTGGACATACACTATATATAGATGAGATTAATTTCACTGCGGCTGTATCTCAAGCTCAAAAGCTAGTTCACTGTAAGTTTAACAGTAGAGATTACGAATCTAATGTGTTTAGGACAAGGTTTGTACAAGTAATACAAAGCAATCAACTAATACAGTCATTTAAGTACCCACAAGGGTTTGCAGAGAAGACAGATTTAGAGTGTAGAGTATCTACAGACACTACCAACACAGCAATCGGCGCATCTTTCCAAGGTGTATTAATTAAGAACGAAACATAAGGTAATTTATCATGAAAGTCGGATCTAAAGTATCTTGGAACTCATCTGGTGGAACTGCTAGTGGTATTGTACGTCAAATAGTAAGAGATGGCACAGTACCTAACATACCAGTTAAAATAACAGGTACAAAAGAAGAACCTGCGGCACGTATTGAAATAACTGACGATGATGGTAAACCTACAGGTCAAATGGTAGGGCATAAAGTATCTACTCTACGTAAAGCACAATATGCTAATGATATCTTTACTACGGAGCCTGAAGCTATCTCTAGATCTATGGATTTAGGACTTGGTGGAGCTACTCACGTATCTGACTATAATGGTCAAGCCGTATACATGCCAGCAGAGAGCCATGAGGCGTATCTAGCCTACTACGAGGGCAGTGAGCCTATGGAAGAAGCTGAAGCCCCCTCAGTGGATCGTATAGAGGCTCTCAGGGTCATTGTACAAGAGATCATGAAGACTGAATTTGCTAAAGCTGATTATCAAGGTGAGAAAGTTACTTTAAACAAGCCTAGACGTATCAAAGGTGGCAACAAGAAGTTTGAGGTGTTTGTACAGTCTGGCGGTAAAGTTAAGAGAGTTACATTCGGTGACCCTAACATGGAAATTCGTCGAGATGATCCTAAAGCTAGAGCTAACTTTAGAGCTAGACATAATTGTGATAGTAAGAAAGATAAGACGACTGCTGGTTATTGGTCTTGTCGTATGTGGCAATCTAATACATCGGTGGGTGATATGACTAAAGCAATAGAAGGTAAGATCCTTAAGACTGACGACGAACAACGGTTAGTCTATGGTTGGGCTTCAGTAGTAACCGAAAAGGGTGAAGCTGTAGTAGACCGACAAGGGGATGTTATAGAAGCTGGAACTCTTGTGAAAGCTGTTAATGAATTTATGGAGCATGTGCGAGTCGGCAAGGCTATGCACACAGGGGATCAAGTAGGTGTCGTTGTACACTCACTCCCGATCACTAAAGAAATTGGTGATTCTCTAGGTATCCAGTCTGACCGTGAAGGATGGGTTGTCGCTTACAAAGTATTCGATGATGATGTCTGGGCAATGGTGAAGTCTGGTGAACTCGCCGCGTTCTCTATAGGTGGACGTGCTATTAAGGAGGAAATCTAACTTGCCTAATCTCCTAAAAAACTTGCACCTTGAAGAACTTTCCCTAGTGGATCGTCCAGCCAATGCACAGGCAATGGTTAGCCTCTTCAAGCGTGACAATTCCTTTGAAGGTATTAATAAAATGAATGAAGAAATGGAAACCAAAGTAGCCGCTTACATGAAAGACAAAGGTTGTGGTCGCGCAGATGCGATGAAAGCCCTTGGATATGACATGGAAAAAGCTGAAGAAGTTAAAGAAGAAGTTGCTGAGAAATCAGAAGCAGAAGAGGTTAATCCTCTAGAAGCTGAAGTAGAAACTCTCAAGGCTGAAAATGAAACACTTCGTAAAGGTCTTATAGACAACGGCTACGTTATAACTGCTGATGCAATCGAGAAGAAAGCTGAAGTAGAAATGATGGACATAGAAGGTGAGATGGTAGTTAAATCTGACATCCCTGCTCCAGTCCTAAAAGCACTTGAAGCGGCGGCTCTAGAAAAAGCTGACGTTGCTTTAACTAAGAGTGCTGAAGAAGCTCTACCAAACTTTGATTTAGCTGTAGCTAAGTCTCTAGTAGAGAAGTTCGCAGAAGAAGAAAAAATCATGGAAGCACTAAAGGCGTGTGACGCATCTATTGGCGCATCTATGGAAGAATTTGGTAAGTCAGATGTAGACGGTGAGTTCGCCTCATCTTCAGACAAACTAGATAGTCTTGTAAAGTCCTACATGGACGACAACCAACTAAAGAAAAGTGAATACGCAAAGGCTTACGCTGTTGTAGCGAAGACTGACGAAGGTAAGTCACTTATTAACAAAACCTACAAAGGGGAATAATCATGGCGGTAATGCAGTCTCGTGACAACCGTACTTTCATCGCTGGGGAAGATTTATCTTCAGCACAATTCAAATTCGTAACTCTTGAGTCAGATGGTCAAGTAGACCTAGCTGATTCTGCTGGCGAAAACGCTATCGGTGTTTGCATCGTAGGCGCAGGTGCTGGTAAAGCTGTAACTGTAACCGTTTCTGGTTCAGTCATGGTTACTTGTGGTGGCACTATTGCCGCTGGAGCCGCTGTACAGACAGACGCTTCTGGTGATGCTTTAACAGCCGCAACTGGTGACGTTATCTTAGGCTATGCCCGTGAAGCTGGTGTAGATGGACAAATCATCGAAATAGAAATGATCCAAGGTGGCAACTTAGCGGCCTAAATCAGCATTTTAAAGGAATAACATAATGCCATTATTAACTCCCTCTTCAGTACATATAGATCAGCCGTTATCTAATTTAACGCTTGCTTATGTACAAGAACAAACAAACTTTATCGCTGACAAAGTATTCCCAACAGTGGGCGTACAATCTCAGTCAGATAAATATTATATCTATGACCGCGCAAACATGAACCGTACAGGTGATGTTAAGAAATTAGCACCACGTACAGAAGTTAACCGTATTGGGATGGCTCTTTCAAGTGCCGCTTACTACGCTGACGTTTATGGTTTAGGCATGGACTTCGACGAGCAAACACTTGCTAACGAAGACTCAATGTTAGAAATTCGTTCTGCTGGTGCAGAGACATTGACAAACCGTCTGTTAATTGATCGTGAGGAGCGTTTCGCTTCTACATTCTTTAACGCTGGTGTTTGGACAACAGACGTTACTCCATCTAACTTGTGGTCAGACTACACGAACTCTACACCTATCTCAGATGTAACTACGGGTCGTCGCACAATGCAACTTAAGTCTGGTGGATTTAAGCCAAACACAATGGTTGTAGGTAAAGAAGTACGTGACGTATTAATTAACCACCCAGACATCTTAGCTCGCTTAAATGGCGGAGCAACTGTAACAAACACTGCTTTGATCACAGATGCTAAATTAGCTGAGATCTTTGAAGTAGAAAACTTCTACGTAATGGAAGCTGTGAAGAACAGTTCTGTAGAAGGTGTTGCAGAAAGCAATGCATTTATCGGTGGTAAGAACGCTCTACTAGTACACACACCACGCTCATCAGGTCTTATGACACCTGCGGCTGGTTTAACATTCGCTTGGAACAATATCCCAAGTGTAAACAACTTAGGTGTTACTGTAGAATCTTTCTCAGACGATGCTCTTAAGCGTCAGCAAGTTGCAGAACATATCCAAGTGAAAATGGCATACGACATGAAAGTCGTCGGTGCTGACTTGGGTTACTTCTTCGAAGCAGTAATCGCTTAATATACATATAACATACTGGTGAACCCTGAGCTTAGTTGCTTGGGGTTGCACCCAAATAATAAAAGAACATAATAATATCCTTATAACGGAGTAGTCCTATGCACCCATCATACTTGGGATGGCAGGTTGATTGGCCTGTCTTTATAAAAATGCCTGTTAGCGCAGACAATCGAGATTGGAAACGTGGAGAACACTTTAACTGGTTAGAGCGAGGTTTGCATCAAGATAAAGTTGCAATACTATACGCTTCTGGTTATTTGTACCACAATGAAGAATTAGTAGTTCAGACAAAGGTTGGAGATAGGCTATCAGAGTTCTCTGGTAAGCAACTTGAAACGCTTGTGAACTTACTTAACAGTGAAGTTAAGAGTAGAACCTCTAGCACAGCAGAGTTTAATACTAAGAAGTGTAAGAAGTCAAAGATAGATGATAAGCAACGAGGTCTTATTCGTCGGTTCTTAAATAACAATCGCTGGATAACAGAAGATTACTATAAAATAAGAGATAACATTCTCGGAGAATAAACAAAGGGGACGACTAAATGGCTTGGTCTTACGATCCAACGGATCTAAACACAACTACGGCTTCTGGTCGTCTCAATACAGTACGACTATTGGTTGGTGATACTGACACGACTGACCAACAAGTACAAAACGAAGAGGTTACTTTCTCTCTAGGGGAGAATGGTGACAACGTATATTACTCTGGAGCTTGGATTGCTAGAGCTATAGCATCTAAGTATTCTAGAAAAGTAAACACAGAACTTAGTGGAGCTTTAAAAGCTGACTACTCTGACTTAGTTACACACTACAACTCACTAGCAGACAACTTAGAGTATCAAGGTAAAACTTCAGGTGCTTCGGTAGGGGTACTAGCTGGTGGCATTACTAAGAGTACAGTAGAAGCTGTAAGACAGAACACTAACCGCATTGAAGGCTCTTTCCGAAGAGATAGATTTAAAAACCCACCAAGCTACCAAACACCTGAATACGAATAGAAGGGGAGTAACATATGTCTTTTAGAGCATTTGACTTACTCAAGTTGGTTGAAGATTTTGGTGAAACACTTACACTACGTAAAATTACTACGGACGGTACTTATAATCCAGCTACAGGATCTGTAGTAGGTTCATCTACAACTGACTATAGCTTCACTGGTTACTTCTATGATTACTCTAGTGCTAACCCTGAAGAAGTTATTAGAGGTGTACGTAAGTGTGTAGTACCTTACCTTGGTGTAGGTATAGATCCATTCCCTGACGACTTAATCATAGGTAATGGTGACACAGTTAAAGTAAC